CTAATAACGCTTGGGAATTAGCAGATAATAATGATGGAAATACAGGTGTAGTTTCTTTGCGTTATTTTAGTACAAAAGTAATTTCTGAAAACTATAATACAGTTTCTTTATTTGTTAAAAAACAAGGAAATAATGATTGGTTTTATGTAAGTTTAGCAGGTTATGATTTTCCAGCACAATCTACATATTTTAATATTTCAAATGGAACTTTAGGAAATGTTGGTGCAAATGCTACTGCGAGTATTGATGATTATGGAAATGGTTGGTATAGAATAGCAGTTACATTTCAGACAGAAATAGATATACAAGGAGCAGTTCAATTTAGATTAGCTACAATTAATGATGTGGGTGCTATTACAAGAGATGGAACAAATGGAGTATACATATACGGACTTCAAGCAGAATCACACGATACAAGACAATATGCAACTTCATACATTCCTACAAGTGGTGATATACAAACAAGAGCAGAAGATTCAGTAACAGATGCAGGAAGTAGTGATTTAATAAGCTCAACAGAAGGGGTATTGTATTTTGAAGTTGCAGCCTTAACTTCAATAAATAGTTTTGAATCTATTAGTCTATCTAATGGAGGACCTACTGAAAGAATTAGGTTTCTGTTAAATAATACTGAAAATCGCGTCTCAGTTCAAGTAGATACTGGAAATGGTAGTGGGTTTTTTAGAAGTGTTATATTAAGTGATATTACTGCTTTTAACAAAATAGCTATAAAATATAAACAAAATGATTACGCTATTTGGATTAACGGTGTTGAAGAACATACTATTACATCTGCAGCAGTTCCAACTTTAAACGAACTTAATTTTACTGCTGGTGGTAATACAGGTAGCCTATTTAAAGGGAACGCCAAATGCGTAGCAGTATTTAAAGAAGCATTAACAGATGCAGAGCTAACCGCTTTAACAACAATATAAATTATGGGTTTACATATAGGTAAATATAGATTTGGTTACGGAAGAGAACAAGCAGAATCTAAAATAGAAGCTTTAGGGATAGAGCAAGATGAAAATGGTAACAACTATCCAACCCACAAACATACAATCACAAAACTTGGTTATGAGGTTTTAGAGAAAGCAGTTTATGATGGAGAAGAAGTAATATCTGAAACAGTATTTGGTGAAGGCTATTTAGTTGATGTACTATGGAGAGATTTACAAGAAGATGAAGACGGTTTAGTAGATCACCCATATGGTTGGAAAACTTTTGAAGTTGATATCGACAGTGAAGGTATCCACGGATTTTTAGGTCTTAAATACCAAGATTTAAAATTCTAATAAGTAATTAACGATAATACGTAATTAATAATACAAGTAATAACAATTAAATCAAATAAAATGAGTAAAGTTTTAAAAAAAGAAGAACTAGCTAAATTACAAGAAGCAGTTACTAAAGTAAATCAAATTAAAAACGAGATAGGCAATATTGAGGTTCAAAAACATGAGCTCCTGCATTTAGCAGCAGATGCTAATAACTCATTGTCTGAAGTACAAAAAGAACTAGAAAAGATCTACGGTAATGTCAATGTAGACATCTCTACTGGCGAAATAACTGAACAAGAGTCTAATGATTAGGAAAATAAGTATTGGACGGGATTATAAGACTGACGCAATGCACTACTCGGTTGGACAAGAAGTTTACGGGGGTCACGTTATAAGAAATATAATAGAAGAAGATGATAAGTTTTCCATATACATTGAAAAAGGTAATGAGTTGATGCCTTGGAAGGATTTCAATAAAAACATGGCTGTAGCTGTTGAATACAATTTAGAATATTGATGAAAGCTTTATATAATTTTATCGTAGAACCTGTTGGTGAAAGATATAATAATGTAAAAAAAATTGATGGTAATACTCTTTTATTAAATACTGAACTACAAAATCATAATTATTCAAACAGGATTGCTAAAGTAATAGCAGTTCCTTCTGCAATAAAAACAGATATAAAAGTTGGAGATGAAGTTATAGTTCATCACAATGTATTTCGTAGGTTTAAAGATATAAGAGGTGTTGAAAAGAATAGTAAGTCATATTACGAAGATGACATTTATTTTGTAAATGAAGATCAAGTATTTGCTTATAAAAGAAACGAAGACTGGCAGAGTTGCAGAGGGTTTAATTTCGTTAAGCCTATAAAAGAAACTAAAGTTTTTTCAATGGACTCAGAAAAACCAGCTGTTGGTATATTATATTTTAAAGACCCAAGTCTCAAAGGTTTAGACAAGGGTAATTTAGTAGGGTTTAGACCCGGGGCGGAATATGAATTTGTTATTGGAAAAAACAGACTTTATAGAGTACCCACTAATTCAATCACAATTAAATATGAATATAAAGGAAACGAAGAGGAGTATAATCCAAGCTGGACATAAAGCAGTTGAAGAACTAATTCAAGTTGCTAAAGAAAAAATAGTTGACTCGGATGATGATATATCTGCTGATAGATTAAAAAACGCAGCAGCTACAAAAAAGTTGGCTATATTTGATGCTTTTGAAATTCTAAATAGAATAAAAGAAGAAGAGGATATGCTTGAAAACAAACCTAAGGAAGAAGAGGTTAAAAAAGCTTTTAAAGGGTTTGCTGAAAAAAGGTCTAAGTAATGTACGAGCAGACTTTATATAATGTTGTAACGCCTATAAGAAAAAACACTATATCTAGAATGAATAAATCTAGAAAGTGGAAGTACGGTTACGATAAAGAACACGATATTGTTGTCATTAGCAAAACAGGTCAAATTGGTGAAATATATAATATACAGAACCTAAAAATTGCTTTACCCAAAGCACCTGCTAAAATAGACAAAACTAATAACAAGTGGAAAGTCGAAGAATATCCTAAAGAACTAAAATCAATAACTAGTATATTTGATTGGAGAGAATATCCTGAAGATTTTCAAAATAAATGGGAGGGGTATATAGATGAACAATTTAAAAGAAGAGAAGAAGGTCATTGGTTCAATAACAAGAACGTGGCTACTTACATCACTGGTACTCATTTTATGTACCTGCAATGGTCTAAGATTGACGTTGGGAACGCAGACTTTAGGGAAGCAAACAGATTATTCTATATATTCTGGGAAGCTTGTAAAGCAGACAGTAGATGTTACGGAATGTCTTACCTTAAAAACAGGCGTTCAGGATTTTCATTTATGGCGTCAGGAGAAACAGTCAATATGGCAACCATCTCAAGTGACGCTAGATTTGGAATATTATCAAAGTCTGGATCGGATGCAAAGAAAATGTTTACCGATAAAGTTGTACCAATCTCAGTTAACTACCCATTCTTCTTTAAGCCCATACAAGACGGTATGGATAGACCAAAAACCGAACTTGCGTATAGGATACCGGCATCTAGGCTTACGAGAAAATCAATACAAGCTAAAAAGAGTACAGAAGTACTAGAGGGATTAGATACTACTATTGACTGGAAAAATACAGGAGATAACTCTTATGATGGTGAAAAACTAAGGTTACTAGTACATGATGAAAGTGGTAAATGGGAAAGACCTGATAACATATTAAATAACTGGAGAGTTACAAAAACATGTTTAAGATTAGGTTCTCGAATTATAGGTAAGTGTATGATGGGTTCAACATCAAACGCTTTAGACAAAGGAGGTTCTAATTTTAAAAAATTATATAATAACTCTAATGTTTTAAAAAGAAACAAAAACGGTCAAACAGCATCAGGCTTGTATTCTTTATTTATTCCGATGGAGTGGAATTACGAAGGTTTTATAGATGAGTTTGGGCACCCTGTATTTAATACACCTAAAGAAGTTGTAACAGGCCCATTAGGAGACATTATAGATGTCGGAGTTATAGAACACTGGGATAATGAGGCTGAAGGATTAAAAAGCGACCAGGATGCTTTAAATGAATTCTACAGACAATTTCCACGCACAGAAGAACATGCTTTTAGAGACGAAGCTAAGAATAGTATATTTAATTTAGCAAAAATATATGAGCAAATAGATTATAACGAAGATTTAAGTAATACTAATGTATTAACAACAGGTAGTTTTCAATGGGCTAACGGCATAAAAGATTCAACAGTTATATTCACACCTAACCCTAATGGAAGGTTTAAAGTTTCTTGGGTACCCGGAGCAGCTTTGCAAAATAGACAAATTATTAATAAAGGGCTAAAAAGTCCGGGTAATGAACATATGGGTGCTTTCGGATGTGACAGCTACGATATATCAGGCACAACGGATGGTCACGGTTCAAAAGGCGCTTTGCACGGTTTAACTAAATTTAGTATGGAGGATGCTCCTGCAAATACATTTTTTTTAGAATATATTGCACGACCTCAAACCGCTGAAATATTTTTTGAAGATGTATTAATGGCTTGCGTGTTTTACGGAATGCCAATACTAGCAGAAAACAATAAACCTAGATTATTGTATTACTTTAAAAGAAGAGGTTACAGAGGTTACTCGATGAATAGGCCTGACAAAATATGGAACAAGTTATCTGTTACTGAAAGAGAAATAGGTGGTATGCCTAACTCAAGTGAAGATATAAAACAAGCTCACGCAGCAGCTATAGAAACATATATAGATAAGCATGTTGGATTACTCGAAGATGGGCAATACGGAGCGATGTATTTTAACACCACTCTTAATGATTGGGCTGGATTTGATATAAATAAAAGAACAAAGTTTGATGCCGCAATAAGTTCAGGGCTGGCTATAATGGCTTGTAATAGACACTTATATCACCCAAGACCTAATGTAGAAAAAAATAAAATAAGTTTAAAAATAGCTAAATACACTAATTCTGGTGGATTTTCAAAATTAATAGAAAAATAAAAATATGGCTGAGTCAGTTATAACAAGTTATTTTCCAAGTCAAATAGCTAGTGATCAAGAAAAGCAATCACTAGAATACGGAACAACAGTTGGTAGAGCTATCGAAAGAGAATGGTTTAATAATGATAATGGCAATAGCCGTTTTAAAAGTAATCAAGTATCTTTTCATAATCTAAGGCTGTATGCTAGAGGAGAACAAAGCATTCAAAAATACAAAGATGAGTTATCTATAAACGGTGATTTATCTTATTTAAACTTAGACTGGAAACCAGTACCTATTATACCTAAGTTTGTAGATATAGTTGTTAACGGTATTTCAGATAGACAATTTGATATAAAAGCATATTCACAGGATCCTTATGGAGTAAACAAAAGGACTAAGTATATGGAGTCTCTTATTAGAGATATGCAGACTAAAGAGTTAAATGAATTCGCAGAAGCTGAGTTTGGAGTTAACTTGTTTGAAAACGATCCAGAGACATTACCGAAAAACAAAGAAGAGTTAGATGTCCATATGCAACTTAGCTATAAGCAGCAAGTTGAGTTAGCTGAAGAACAAGCTTTAAACGTATTGTTAGATGGCAACAAGTATGATCTTATAAAAAGAAGATGTAATTACGATATAACCACGATAGGTATAGGTGCAGTAAAAAATACTTTTACAAAAGCAGAAGGAGCTAAAGTAGAATATGTAGATCCAGTTAATTTGGTTTGGTCATATACTGATTCGCCTTATTTTGATGATATATATTACGTAGGAGAAGTTAAGTCTGTTCACTTAAATGAACTTAAAAAAGAATTCCCTTGGTTAACAAATGATGATTTAAAAGAAATAGCAAGTCAGTCTGTAAGTAATAGTGGTTTTTATAATAGAACTATAAACAATAACGACGAAGACGATTCTAATACTGTTCAAGTGCTGTACTTTAATTACAAGACTTTCACTAACGAAGTATACAAAGTAAAAGAAACAGCTACAGGAGCTTCTAAGATAATACCTAAAACAGATGAGTTTAATCCTCCTGAAGAAATGTATGAGGAATATGGTATATCAAAATTATCTCAGTCGTTAGAAGTACTATATGAAGGAGTAAAGATTGTAGGTGGTAAAATGCTTAAATGGGAGATGGCTAAAAATATGATACGCCCTAAGAGTGATTATACTAAAACTAAAATGAATTATAGTATTGTTGCGCCTAGAATGTATAAAGGTAGAATAGAGAGCATCGTTTCGCGTATAACGGGCTTTGCTGATATGATTCAG